CGAAGCCGGGGCGAGAGCCTTTCTTGATGCCGTATTCGCTGATCGGAACGGGGAACAAACCAGCGGGGCGGCGAAATCTGTCCGGCAGCGGCGCGGGTTTCATTCCGGCAGTAAGCTTGGCAAGCTCTATCGTTGCCTTGCCAGTCGCACCTATGCGGTGACCAAAAACACGCTAATACGTGAAACTGGCATGACTTCCCAGTCTGTTTATCAGGGCATATCAACCCTGCGCGATAAGGGTTACAAGATAGAGTCTGTTTTCGGCAAGGGATCAAAGGCACGTTATAAGCTTGCCAGCTAGTCCGGCAGCGGCTATAACTACGGGACTGGCAGCGCGGTTGTTGCCAGCCCGAAACCAAAGAAGAAGGAAACAAACCGATGAGTAAATCAGTTTTAAACATTACCGAAGAGACCAAAGCCTCAGAGCTTATTGTATTGGATAGGGAAGCTTTGATAACTCTTAGTAAGCTTGTGGATAGCATTGACCAGCAAGTGGATTGCCTCAAGGCGTTAATGAAATCGTCAGGCATCCCCTACTACTCTTGGGACAAAGAGAACTCTGTACAGGTGTATGCTGAACAGTTGAAGATCATCAAGAAAGAATAGCCGGAAACAAACCGTTACCTCCCTAGACTTAGCCCCGCTTGACTAGATCGGCGGGGTTCTTTTTTGCCTGATGCCTGAATGTATCCAAGCGGGTTGATATGGCGGGATAAATTGCGGGTTGGGTGTGGTGGTTTTGTATATGTAAGAGAACATCGACAGCCACCCCAGATAGTTATCGGCATGACAAATCAGATCACACGCCTATGTGTGGGCGGGATATATCCCCTTGATAATATGCGGCGGGGTTGTTGTTGGGGTTGTCCATTTGGCTGGTAACCTCGGGATCATTGATGGGGAAATAAAGATTTCCTACATCACAGGCGGGCGAGGGCCACCCCACCCCCCCGGCATATGCTAGCAAAGCCCCGACAGATTTTACCCTGTTGAGGTTATCGATATGACTAAAAAACAACCCCTCTGGGGTACCCCTAAGGGGGATAACGGGATTCCCCAGAAAGAAACCCCTACGCAGGGCAGCGAAGGGGGTGTGATATAGGTTTACCCGGCAGGACTTAGTCCTATCATACAGTCAGAATCCCGTTTTGTCAAGAAAAAAGCTCCCGACTACTCCCTTTTTATTTTTATTGTTGACTTATAGATATATAATCTGTATACTTTGGTTGTGGGGCTAGATAAATCTAGCACATCCCGACAGATTTCCTCTTGACTTGTAACAACAGGGCGATGTAGGCTAATAAATCGGTCCCACAACTCCTAAAAAAGAGCTAATCCCATGTTTGAAGCATCCCTACTCGTTTGTTTAGTCGTTTCCCCCGAAACCTGTATGCAACTAAACGATACACAGGGTCCACACGCCTCAAAAAACGAGTGCAAACAACGGGCAGACGAGATGGCAGAGTTTGCTATATCGGCTAATCTGTTTGAATTGGACATCAAATGGAAATGCGTACAAACATCAGGACTGAAAGTCAGGTTTTATGAACCTTCTACCCCAACAAAAACAAAAAGACCGTCAGCTTACCCCTCAACAGAATCAGTTCCTAGAACTTCTCTTTGAAAATGGCGGTCAGGTAACTGCCGCCGCTGTAGATGCAGGGTACTCACGTGGTTCAGCCGCATGGTTGAAGGCCAGCCTTGCTGATGAGATCATTGAACGCACCAAAACCATCCTAGCTACCAACGCAATGAAGGCAGCTAACCGCGTGATCTCGACGATAGACAACCCCGCCCCAGAACGAGGTGATGAACTACGCCTCAAAGCAGCCGAATCACTCCTGAACCGTGTCGGTGTAGCAAAACAAGAACAAATAAACCACAATGTAACCGCAATACACGGAGTAGTCCTGCTACCCCCCAAGAAAGAGGTCGTGATCGATGGTTGATCTGAATTTAGAAAAAGAGTTTGAAAACTTCGAGCCGCCAAAACGCACACCCGCACAAAAAAAAGCTAGTAAAGAACAACTTGAAAAAAGGCAGCAAAAGCACCAAAGGGGTGAGTTTGAAAGATTGTACAAAAAACATGGTAGTGTGCTTAACAAAATGTATACACCTACGCATGGCAGAGCGGGAAGGATACGTAACGACGCTAGTACACAATATGGTTTAGGTAAATTTTTGGAAGAAAACTATTATTCGGACGGAGCGGGAGGCTTAAATAAAAAATCTGTTCCTGACTTGTCTCCTATGGATGCTCTAAGGCTTTTGAGAGCCATAGAGTCGGCAAAAAGAGATAATCCTAGTATAACTTACGCAGAGTTAAAAGAAAAAATTAAAGGTCCAGCCCCTAAACTAAAGGCTAAATATGGCGGCAAAGTTCACAGGGGACGTATTGCTGCAGGAAACAAGGATTAGAGATCGATGGGAATGTTTGACAGACTAACAACAATGTTCAACCCGGACAGCGTATTCAAAAAGGAAGACGGCAGTTTGATTCCGTTGAACGATGCCCGTCGTATTATTCTACGACAGGCTACGGATGCTGGCATGGATGACACGGATGGTGGACAGTTTGCATTTAATAAACTAAAGCGGTTGGGTTACAACATGAAAGAAATCCGTAATCAAACTCGCCCTGCAGCAAGCAGCACAGAAAAAGACTAAGCATGGCTGAAGCCGCACCGAAGCGTACCTACCACCTATCTACCGCTGAACGTGCGCGAAGAGCAGCCCAAAAGAAACTGCGTGACGCAAAGAAGAAAGCCCAGCAAGCCACAAAGAAGGCAGAGACGCAAAGAAAGAAAGCCCGTGATCTTGAAAGCACTATTGGACGAGTTGAGAAAGCTATCACAGCAAGCGGCACTGCAACGATTGACGCTGCCGATCTCAACTCACTTCCCCCGGCTGTGTCTGATCTCGTGGGAGATTCCGAAGTTGTCTTCCAAGCTAACCCCGGACCCCAAGAGGAGTTTCTTTCAGCCGGAGAGCGGGACGTTCTTTACGGCGGGGCTGCTGGTGGCGGTAAATCGTTTGCTTTACTTGCTGATCCCCTACGGTATTGCCATAACCCCCATCATAGGGGTCTTCTTCTCCGGCGTACCCTCGACGAACTAACAGAACTAATCGACAAGTCACGCCAGCTATACACAAAGGCGTTTCCCGGAGCCAAGTTCCGCGAATCCAAATCAACGTGGCACTTCCCATCTGGGGCTACGATCTGGTTTACCTACCTCGACAGAGATAAAGACGTTACCCGATTTCAGGGACAGGCATTTAACTGGATAGGCATCGATGAGATTACCCAATACCCTACACCGTATGTGTGGGACTATTTGCGTTCTAGGCTTCGTGCTACTGATCCTGAACTTCAAAAACACCTGTACATGCGCTGCACAGCCAACCCCGGAGGTGTGGGTGGCTGGTGGGTCAAGAAGATGTACATCGAAGGTACCCCCGAAAACAAAGCATTCCCTGCTTTTGACCTAGACACTCACAAAACGTTTGTCTGGCCTAACGGTCACGAAAAGGCAGGTCAGCCGCTCTTCTTCCGAAAGTTTGTTCCAGCGCGGTTGACAGATAATCCCCACCTCATGGCTGACGGTCAATACGAGGCTATGTTGCGTTCGCTCCCAGATGTCGAACGGAAGAGACTTCTCGAAGGGGATTGGGATGTGGCAGAGGGAGCAGCCTTTCCTGAATTTTCACGAGCGAAACATGTGGTCGAACATTTTGACATTCCCACGAACTGGCCCCGCATACGAGCCGCCGACTACGGGTACTCCGCGCCGTCTTGTGTACTATGGGGTGCGATTGACTGGGATAACAATATTTGGGTTTATCGTGAATTATACGCTAAACACTTGACAGCGGAGCAATTAGCTGATAGAATACTAGAAGCGGAACAACTTGACCCGTTACCTCACTACACCGTACTCGATTCTTCCTGCTGGAACAAGACAGGATTCGGGCCATCCATAGCAGAGGTGATGATGCGACAGGGAGTTCGCTGGACTCCATCAGATCGCAACCGTGTTCAGGGTAAGATGGAAATACACCGTCGTCTGGCAGATGACCCCTACTCAAAGGAACCACGAGTTCGTTTCTTTTCATCCTGTCAAAACATCGTGAAACAGATAGCTGGTATACCCCTATCCAAAACAAACAGCGAAGACGTAGATACCAAAGCTGAAGATCACGCATACGACGCTTTACGATACATGATGATGACACGGATGAGCGGCTACGCTTCGATACATCAACAGCTAGGCGCAATCAAGAACCACGTTCACAAAGTTCAAGACGAAGTATTTGGATACTAATAGATGGCACTTACTGAAATAGAGTTTGCACAAAAGGCTACCGACGGAACACTTACGTTTGCAGAAGCGTGGGAGTTTGGTAAGTCTCAAGCAACACCCGCTGCCAAAAAACGAATAAATGCACTGAAGTCAGGCTTCGATAAGATGGGCCTAGACTTCAACATGCTTTACAAAGATTTAAAAGACCCTGAAGTTTTAAAGTTATTTAGAAAAGAAACGAGTCCTGATAAATCTAGTCGTGCAGGAAATCTTCAAGGTTTAGAAACCGCAATAGAACCTACCTTTAAAAAATTTAGTATAAATCTATTGACAGAAGAAGTTGGTGACGGTCTAAAACAACCCATGTACCCAACTCTTGCTGGTGCTGGCGCACCTGCTGGAACTCAACGTACAGGCTTGGCTGGCGAACGACCTATGCGTGGTCTTCTTCCAATGGAAGACTTTACTAAAATATACGCTGAAGCTGTACCCCTAATACAGAAAGAATTTGGTGATGTTACTGCAGATTTGATTCGCTACCATGCAACAACTGCCAATCGCCCAGAACAATTACAAAGATTAAAGAAGTCGGATGTTACTATATCCGGCAGCACAATAACTGTTCGAGGTAAACCTAAAACAAAACTAGATAAAAAAGGTCGTCCAGAATTATCCTTTGACCTAAATTCTTCTACAGGCCAGCTTCTTAAAAGAAACCTAGATTCATCTAAATCTGATTTTCTGTTTGATACTACTGATGCAAAATTTACTACTGCATTTAACAAGCACGTTGGCAGTAGACTAGAAGCTTTTTCAAATGTTCTCCCCCTTGCAGAAACAAAAATTGAAGGGCCAGATGGAGTACAGCTTTCTGAAAAGCCTGTCACTACCCCCTCTGCTGTTAGGTCAATTGTTCCTAAAATAATGCTGGATCAATTCAACGTTCCAGAAGCACTTGTACAGGGAGCTATGGGACATGTTAATACTACCATTCTTCGCAAAAACTATGCGGGACTACAGCCTTCAACCGATCTACCAAAGCTGCTAGAAGACCCTGCATCTTTTGCTGTAGGAGATTTTGGTACTAATCAAAAAAACATAAACCTTGATCTTCTTAGTGCCGCCGATAAAAAGGAACTTGTTGAAGAACAAAAACTAACACTGATTACAGAAGAGAAAAAACGACGGGCCGAAGCTGACGCCGCCACTGCAAAAGCAGAGGCCGACAAGGTAAAAGCAAATCTTTCTGTAACCCCTGAAGAGATTGCAAAGTCAGCACAGATAGACCAAGCTAAAATTGAAGCAGACGAATTAGCGAAAATTGAAACACAAAGAATACAAAAAGCAACACGGGACAAAGTAAAACTTCAAGTCCAAGAAGATGCAAAGATTAATTCGGTAGATGATTTATCAGACAAGCTAAAGAGCAAGCTATCAAAGTTTGGTATTGAACTGGGATCAAAAACGCTAAAGTCATTGCCATTCATTGGGGCAGCGTACACGGCCCCAGAATCCTACAGAGTAGTTAAAGAGTCAACAGAATCCATAACTGGTCCCGGCATATTACCGACGATTGCAGGTAGCGCAGCAGCAGCATCAGAGTTTGTTAGTCCCCTTGCTGCCAGTGATATTCAAGAAGTAAAGCAAGCAACACCCAATATTCTATCGGCAGAACAGGGACGAATAGACGAATTACGACAGCGTGGAAGAGATCGCGCTGGGATGAATGCGGGGGATGGAGTTGCCCCGCCAGATGACAACTTCCTAACAATGCAACCTTAACATAGGGGAGATAAACCTATGCCAGACAATAATTACAACTACGGTGCATCATACGTAATGAACTCCGACAAGGAGTCTGTTGATGATCAGCCGGGTGTAAACAAGCTGTATCGTGAAGGTCTTGAGTTCCCAACTCGTGTGAAGACAGGCCCTATTACAGAAGATATGCCAAAGAAGCAGACTAAGCCTACAGTAGAAGCATCTCTGTTTAAGATGGCTGATGACAGACCTCAAGGCAACAACTAAAGGTAAATAGATGGCTGACAATTTCCTAGAACCGGATGACGATACGTCAATTCCTCTGGTTTCTCCTAGTGAGCAAATGCCGGGATTGGCAGGACACATTCGTTCTAAATTTGAAGACTCTGAAAACGGACGCTTTGCCTACGAGCAGCGTTGGATTCAGGCTTACAAAAACTTTAGGGGAATCTACGATTCAACTACACAATACCGTGACTCTGAAAAGTCAAAGGTGTTTATCAAGATTACCAAAACTAAAGTGCTTGCAGCATACGGACAAATTGTTGACATCTTATTTGCAAACAAGAAGTTTCCCCTAGTCGTCGAGTCTACCCCAATGCCGGAAGGTATTGAGGAGTTTGCTCACATGAAGACCCCAGCAGATGACCTTCAATCAGAACAGGCTGACCCCTACGGGTTTGAGGGTGATGGTCGAGAGGTACCGCCGGGTGGTCTTGCTGCATCTGAACCTGCCCACAAGCTAGGTTCTTACGGCAAGGAATTTGGTGAGTCGATTCTTCCGGGGAAGGCTAAAGTAGGTGAACCACAGTTCGAGCCAGCTAAAGAAATGGCTCGTAAGATGGAGAAGTGTATCCACGATCAGCTTCTTGATACCAACGCAATAAATGTAATGCGTAAGGCAATCTTTGAATCTTGCCTGTTGGGTACAGGAGTAGTAAAGGGACCGTTTAACTTTTACAAGCGGGTCCACAACTGGGTAAAAGACGAAGAAGGCAATCGAGTATACGAGCCTTTTGAAAAGACAGTCCCCCGCATCGAACACGTTTCTATCTGGGACTTTCATCCTGATCCGGCTGCAGCTAACCTTGAGGATTGTGAGTACGTAATACAACGTCACCGCATGAACCGCCAACAACTCCGTAGTTTGATTATGCGTCCCCACTTCTACGCAGATGCAATCGAAGAGTGTCTGGGTAAGGGGCCAAACTACGAGGACAAGTACTACGAAGATACCATCCGTGAAGATGAAACAGAAGCCTACTACCAAGAGAACAGATTTGAGGTTCTTGAATACTGGGGTGTAATCGATGCCAAGTTTGCCAAAGAGGTAGGCATGGAAGGCACCGAAGAGTTGTCTGAGTTTGACCAGATGCAGGTTAATGTCTGGGTTTGTGGCAACCTGATCCTTAGATGCGTTGTCAATCCCTTCACTCCGGCACGTATTCCGTTTCAGGCTTTTCCATTCGAGATCAATCCCTACCAGATTTGGGGTGTTGGTGTAGCAGAGAACATGGAAGATGCCCAAATGCTGATGAACGGTCACGTTCGTATGGCAATTGACAATCTAGCCCTAGCTGGCAACCTTGTCTTTGACGTAGATGAAGCAAGCTTGGTTCCCGGACAGAACATGGACATCTTTCCCGGAAAGATATTCCGTCGTCAGTCAGGAGTAACCGGAACAGCCATCAACGGACTCAAGTTTCCTAACACTGCTGGCGAAAACATCCAGATGTACCAGATTAGTAGGCAGCTTGCAGACGAAGAGACGGGTATACCGTCCATAATGCACGGTCAGACGGGCGTAACGGGTACTGGACGTACTGCAGCCGGTCTGTCGATGCTAATGGGGTCTGCTGGGCTTTCTATGAAGACTGTGATCAAGAATATTGACGATTATCTCCTCAAACCGCTTGGTGAAGCGTATTTTCAGTGGAATATGCAGTTCAACGACCGTATTGAAGAAGTAAGTGGTGACTTGGAGATCAAACCACGCGGCGTTGCAGCCGTGATGCAGAAAGAAGTACGCACCCAGCGTCTTACTTCCCTGTTACAGACCGTAGCCAACCCCATGCTAGCTCCATTCATCAAGATACCTAACCTGATGCGTGAACTGGCTATCTCACAGGACATTGATCCTGACAGCTTAGTAAACAATACTAACGAAGCACAAGTCTACGCTCAGATGTTACAAGGAATGATGCAAAATGCTCAACAACAAGCAAGCCAAGAATCTGGCCCCCCTGATCAACAACAAGGAATGGGAACGGCTGGAGGAGTACCTAGCGGAAGTCCGGGAGTGGACAATTCGGGCAGTGGTAACGGCACAATCGGAGTCGGAACTGCGCCAACTGCAGGGGAAGCTGGCTTTACTGGAAACACTCCTTCAATTGAAGAATAACCACATTGAGGTCATAAAAAATGGCAACCTTACCAAGAATTAACATACCGGGAACTGGTGGTACACGAACCACAACGGACACTCCATTTTTTAACCCTGACGTTATTACTCCTGAACAATATAAAGTAGGGGGAGTAGACTATTTTAGTCAGACTTTAGGTACGGGAATAGGAGTTGCAGACCCAGTTGATGACGTAGATGCTCCTGAAGATACTGGACCCGATATTTTTAACCCAATAGGCAGTGACGACAACGAAACACCCTCAATATTTAATGACATGTCAGGACAGTTAGCCAGTCAGTTCAGAGGAGTAGTCTACGATGCTAGTGATATAGACGACAATGTAGTTGGACAACTTACGGGTGCTACTTCTTACGACATGACTGCCAACGCATTTTCAGGTCCAGATGCAGCGTATCAGTACGACGAAATTGGTAATCTAAGTTCCGTAAGGGCTATGTCAGACGCTGAAAGATCATCTTTAGGAAACTTTACTTCGTCAAGAGACAGAACAGATAGCAAGCTAGGTATCGAGTCAATGCTGACCGGAGCCGGAACAACCCTTCAGCAGATGGGAGCAAACATTCAAAAGGGTGCAAAGAATGCAAACTTTGCCACTGCATTAAACGCACTAGGTCAGCCACCAACTGCAGGAAATAAACCTTTTGGACCGGGGAAAACAGTAATGGGGCTACCCCCAGCAATGGGATTTTTACCCTTTGCTGCTGCTTTGCCATTTGGTGCTGCAGCGGCTCGTTCTAGTCAGGCCCAACATGCTGCAGCTTACAAAGCAGTAGGGGGAACTGGTGGGGCTTTAATGAACATAGGCGGCATGTCAGTTAGTCGCGCTCCGGGAAGTTTTGCATACACTGGTGTACTGCCCAACGGGTGGGATACTAAAGCCATGATGTCTTACGAAGCTGCACTCAAGGGAAAAATTCCGGGTACACTAACTAAAGAAAACTGGAATAAAGATTTAGGCAGATATGAAAACGATGGCATCGACGATATTATAAGCGGAGACGACATTATAAATTCAAAGGGAACTTTTAATGACAAGGGGTACTGGGTTACTCCTACAGGTTCTGCATCAGCGGGTACTATTTCAAAACAAACTGATTCATATACTGACGCAGTAAATAGAAGTATGGTGGGAGTGACCACAACAGAGGGTGGAAGAGTAAGCGGTAATAAATTTAGTTTTACAAAGGCTGAAGTATTAGAAGCAGCAAAAGCGACACGGGGAAGAACCACGTTTGGATTTGTGCCGGGTAGAACAGGGTTAGCATCAGTTGTACCCGGTCAATACCTGCCATCAGGTACCCCGACTATGCAACAAGCTTTGCAAGCTATTCATCAGGGTAAAATAAGAGACGCTTATGGTGATGACGCACTTGATGCGGGTACTGGCACGGGAAGAGGTAGAACTGGTTTCAGTGGTGTCGCTTCTTACTCACCCACTGCAGATTACAGCTATAAGGGTGAAGGAGATGAAGATTCAGGGGACTCATCACCAGCACCGTCTGCACCTTCACGAGATGAATCAACTGGGTTTGGAATGAATGAAGGTCAAGGTGATAATAACAACAGCGGCAGCAGTAGCAGCGGAAGTAGCAGCGGCAGCAGTAGCGGCAGCAGTAGTGGAAGTAGCAGCGGAAGTAGCAGTAGCAGCAGCGGTCCTTCTGATACCGACAGTACAGGGGGTCGTGCGTGGGCTTCTGGCGGTCGAGTCGGTATGCAGCAGGGTGGCCCCGCTGGTTTTGCCGAACGTCCAGAGTTTGTTGGCGGCAACCAACAGCCAACTGACCAGCAAAGCATAGCCGACGATCAACCCCGTGAAGTACAGGAAGGCACCTTTGTAATCAACTCTGCAGCCGCTGATGAGATGGGCCGCGACGACGTAGAGAAGATGATCCGTCAAGCTTACCAGAAGGCAGGGGAAAGCGGCATGGGAGCAGGGCAACAGGGTATGTCCCAAGAAGTTGCCATTGCCGTGTCACGAGGCGAGGTAACAATCCCGCCACACATAGCTAAGATCATCGGCTACGACAGGCTGAAAAAGATAAACAATCGCGGCAAGAAAGAAGTCTCACGCCGCCAACAAGAACGAGAACAAGCCGCAAAAGGTGGCTTTATTTCCAAAAGGAAATAGAAGAATCCGTCAGCTACCCGCAACGCGGCCCTGACACAACCGACGCGGCTACCCACAGCCATGTGGCCCCGCAAGTGAGGTAAATACAATGGCAAAAGCAAGAGGCCACCGT